TAATTGCAGACGGTGGTCTTGGAGTTGAGGGTAACATCAATGCTGGTGGAGACATCAATGCTGGTGGAAATATATCCTCTGCTACTGGTGCACTTGATATCAACAATGGTGGATCTAATAACTTCAAGGTTAATACTGACGGTAGTATTGACATCAATCAAGTTACTGGATACTTTACACCTACAGGTGGACGTAAGTGGGTTGGAACTGGTGTAGACGCTACTCTAGAAGTTAATACTAACTACTATGTTACTACATTTGGTGCTGCTACATTAACGTTGACATTACCTTCTGCTCCTCAGAAAGGAGATGAGATACGTATTCTAGATACTACAGATGGATTGACTTATAATAAGTCTATCATCGTACAATCACCTCAGGGTGGTACCGTCGTTCCTGTTCAAGGAGACTCTCAAGGTCAACTTGTTATTCAGACACCAGGTGCTGGCTTGGGTCTTGTTTATCTTACTGCTTCAATCGGTTGGAGACTAATTGAACTATAATGAAGAATCTAGCGTCAATAAGAGGCTTCAAGAATGCCTCTATAGGTACAATAATGTCGTGGACTGGTACCACAGGTGATTTGCCAAAGGGTTGGCTAGCCTGTGATGGTACGACATATAATGATGCTGATTATCCTGCACTAGTATCCGTTATTGGATATACCTACGGTGGTAGTTCAGGATCATCTACTTTTGTTTTACCAAACTTAAATGGATCAAATAGAGTACCAGTTCATAAAGGATCTGCATATGCATCTTCAACAGGTGGATCTACAACAACAAATATTACATTGAATGCTGAATGGCTTATATTAAATAGACCAAACACAACTGTATCGTTTTCACCTCCACAAGCTATACAATCTACTGGACCAGGTGGATGTATCTGGGAACAAGTAGCAACCATTCAACCAAGAACTTTACCTCACGATTGTTTACCAGCACACAACCACACATATACTATACAAAACTGTAATGACCAGAGAACTGGTACTCCTAGTGGTGAATCTGGTGGTGATAATACTCCTGCGTGTGCAGTAGGTCACTATCCTAAACCATTTGATTCAGTTGGTAGTGGAGCAGCTCATAGTCACGGAAGTGTTAAATACACTGTAGAGAGAGGAAGTATTCAAATAGCTCCTTATACTAGGGACTATGACTCTACTAATAGTACTGTTGCTCTAAATAATAATCCAGGTGTAGGTAACTCTCAACTGGCTATGAATCCTCCATATCAATCAGCAATATACATCATTAAAGCATTCTAATGGCAAAGGTATACGCAGCAATTAAAGGAGCACAAGGTGTTGCACCAGGAGTTATTGTACCTTTTTCTAGAGAAGTGCAGAACAGTAGTCAACAGTTGTCTCGTGTACCTGCTGGATATTTGAGATGTGATGGTACGACATATCAAGCACAAGATTATCCAGATCTTGCAAGAGTTTTAGGTGTAGGTTCTGCTGGTGGCAGTGGAATACCTGCGTGTAGATATCCAACAGGACTTTCTGGCACTGCATTATTAAATCCTACACTAGATGCTAACGGTAATTTTACTGGTGGCACATTCTGTGTTCCTAATTTAGGATCAAAGCATTTACAACCTAGTAATACAGCAGGTAGTCAGTATCTTGGCGATCCAGCAATGAGTGGTGGTGGTGTTGTAGAACGTGCTGGTATAGGATACAAAGCACAAATTCAAAATGCAGCATCCAGTTCTTATACAGGGATGATACGTGTTGAGGAGTATAAAGCTCCAGCAACAGGATCCCCAATACTAACAATAGATCAATCTGGTAATGCTTCTGCTACCATATCTATTGCTCAGATAGAAGCACACGATCACGGTTTGGTAGGTGCTAATGCACCAACTATGACACATATTACAGGTATAGGTTTTGACACCGACTTAACAGAGTTTGATAAGTATGGTGTTAACCTCTGGAAAGGTCCGTCTATTGGTGTAGGTGGAGTTAACTTTCCTGGTTTCTTTGAGATCGATCACACTGGTGCAGATGTAAACCACACTCACAGTTGTGGTGGTGGTGCTGCTTCTAATCAGTTGGAGTTTACTCAACCAGCTATAGATTTGTCATTCTCAGGTTCTACTGCCAGCTGTGGTTTAACTGCTGATAGTAGAGAACATCTAAATCACGTTACATCTCCATATATGATTATGGAATTCATCGTTAAGTACTAATGCCAAAGTATTATTCCCAGACAGCACCTGATTGGACAGGTGTACAAGTAGGCACCATCTCAATGATGCCAAAGGATGATACTGGTGCATATTATGCTCCTGATGGATGGATGGAGTGTAATGGTAGATCTATTAATCCTAACGAATACCTAGGTTTGTATCAAGTTATTCAAAATACATACGGAGGTAGTGCTAGTGGTGATTTTCCTAACATTAGTGGAGATTTTAAGGTACCAGATCTTAGAGACAGACGGGTTGTTGGTACGGGAAGACTCAGACCAGACGGGTCTAGTCCAGCACTAGAAGGATTAGATGCTGGTACAGTTAACACGTGTGGAAGTTTTGGTGGTAAGAATAATATAACTTTAGCAGACGTATCTACAAGGGTACAACTTGTAACTGGAAGTGTACAGAGTGTATTCAATACATCCAGAGTACAACAGTCTTCAACTCAATTTACTGATGGAACCGTAGATGTTAACAGTGGTTTCCTAGCTAACCACACAATGCCTCACTGGCCAAGTCATAGTCACGGTAATTTCTGGGCAATTAATCCTGCTGGTACATTTACTGCTGACCGTACATCTCCTGGTGGCGGTGATACACAGGTTCAAGGTGGTGCTAGTTCAGGTCCAAACTCACACGATGGTTCTCAATGTCCAGCAGTAGGTGGTGCAGGTTCACCACACTCACACTGGATTGGTTGGAATGTTTCAGGAAGTTCTTCGGGAACTGGGTTTGGTGACTCACAACCTGCTGATGGTGATCCAAATACAGCAGGTGTATATGATTCTAATGGTAATGCTTTAATTAAACCAACCGCAGCTATGATGCAGTGGAACGTTCAGTATTCCCCTGTAGATGCTACACAAGTAACATTTGGTCTAGACGTTGACTTAGGATTAGATGGTACTCCAAATCTACAACCAGAGTATCAAGAGACATCATATATGATCTTTGCTGGAGTTAGTAGTTCTGCATACACTGCACCTCCTGTACCTCCTGCTGGTGATACTGTTCCAGATCAGGTTGGTCCTTTCAATATTGGTGTTACATCAGCTTCTGGTGATGGAGTGGTAACCTTTGTTCTAAATGGTGTTAGTTCCAACTATAGTTTTGATGTAGAAGTAATAAAATCTGGTGGACAATCTGTTGGTGCAACACCTATTAACCTTAATGGTACTGGTAATGCAGTTAACACTGGATATGTAAACGGTGATACTATTTCTATGACACTAGAAGCACCTTCTAGTGGTGGTACCACAGCAAATTACGAGATTAGAGTTAAGTACAATACAGCCACACAGATGACTGCTGTTGCTAATATCACATACGAGGCAGCACCTACTGTTGACCTATCTGTATTACCAACAACAGTGACCTCTGGTTCTGCTATTAATGTTACTTACGAGGCACCTGGAGCAACTTCTGTTGTCGCATCTAACTTCGGTGCTTCTGTACCAACTGGTGCTACAATTGTTCAGAACCCAACTGTCACAACTACTTACACGATTACCTTAGGTAACACTTGGGGTAATACAACTGCTACTGCGGTATGTACTATAGCTGCTGCAAATGCTCCACAGATTAATATGAGTGCTACTCCAACATCCATAGATGCTGGATCCTCAGCAACTATATCCTATAGTTGTACTAATGCTGACACATTTGTAAGTTGTTCTTCTTCTCCTGTTGACACTGCCTTTGATAGTGCTTGTGCAGCTGCTGGTAATATAGCATACTATACACAGACTGTATCTCCATCAGTAGACACAACTTATACCGTTACATTGAGCAATGCAAATGGTCAAGCATCTCAGTCAGCAACTCTAACTGTTGTAGCAGTTGCTGCACCTACGGTTACATTAACTACTGATGTTACAGTCATTGAGCAAGGTAACTATAATCCTAATGATGACACTGAAGCAACCTTAACTTGGTCTAGCACAGACGCTGACGATATTGGTGGAATTAGTGGAACATCAACACCAACATATAGTCAATGGAATCCTACCACAGACGCTGGTACCTTACCTGTTGGACCTCAAGAAGATACTACATTCACAATTACTGCTACTAACGCAAGTGGATCTGATTCTGCTAGTGTTAATATTCAGGTATTCTTTATGCCTGAGATTACGTTGACTGTTACCAGAGGATACACACCTTCAGGTGGTAGTGCATCATACTCATATGTTTCAGGACAGAGTACTGCTGCTCTACCTTGGTTGTACTTCTGTTGTGAAGAGCAAGTAACTGTTGGATGGGCTATCACAGGAACGGCTACAACTGTAACTGGTGGAGTATTCTATGGTAACTTTGCTGATGATGGAACTAACCCAAGTGGAGATAGTACTAATAGTAACCTAGGTACAGTTAGTGGAAATGCAACCTCAGGTACTTGGAGTAGTATTAAGATAGCTCCTAGTGAAAATGGTAGTTCTGCTGGTGGATCTAATGCTGTCTCAGCGAATAAGAGACAGGGTGCGATCTTGATCCAAGCATCTAACACAATGGGTCAAAGTGCTGCTGCTGCAATAAGATTTAAGATACTTACATTCCGTGTTGCTAGGTACAGTGACTATCAGGATATTGCATACTTTAACCAGTCTGGATCTACCAGTAATGTTGGTATGTACTTCGATGGAACTGGTAACCTAATAACCACTGGTAGTGGATCTGCTCAAGTCGTATTAAACTTCGGATGGAATGATCAACCCAACCAAGACGGTCAAGCACTTGGAAATTACTCTATCTCTGCTCTTGGTATATCATTCGATCAAGGAAATACAACTACAGGTAGTGACACCGCAACTGTTACACTTACTGGTGGTACAACATATACTGCTGTTGTAACTGGTGCTGCTGGCGTTGGTGGATACCACGTTGAGAACTCTAGTACTGGTGGAGTCAATCAGAAGTTCTGTGTTTGGGATAGTGATGGCACTGACTGTAATGCTTGGGTAGAAGTCGCAAGCATAACACAACAGGGTGCTACATTACAGTTTGGTCCTATCAGTACCAACGAGTCTTATGTTGATACATCACCAGCTACTATACCAGCAGGTTCAACTTGGAATTGCTCAAGTATTATATGTCATATTGGTGCTGCAACAGGCGAACTATTTGGTAAGGTTACTAACGGTAAGTTTAGAGTTGAGGATATAACTGGTGCTGCTAGTGACAATGATTACTATGACTTAACAGTTTCTTGTAACGTTGCTGACTTTACTGGTGCATCTACTAACGCTAACACTGCTGCTACAGGTAACTTTGCTATCGCACTACCAGCTGGAACGTTCACATCTTCTGACATCAACACATTATGGGAACCAGGTGACGGAAACCCATAGACGTGATATAATAAACTTGGAAAAAAACTCGGCAAAATTTTTGCTCTTTTAGACTTCGTTATGGCAGAGGACAACAATTTACCACCTATCAAGCCTCTAGAGTTGATGCTTGATGAAAATATAACAAAGGTTGATTTCTCAGACTTCATTGGAGTCTGGGATAATTTTATGCCAGAAAATGTTTGTAATAAGTTTATTGATTGGTATAAAGACCTTAAAAATACAGCAGCTATAACTCAACCTCAAGACGATGGGGGTGTAGGAGATGGTAGGTTTCAATTTCAAGATGGTAATTTAGGTAGGTATGATAAACAGATACTGATTAATCATAATAACTATGACTTGCAGAAATGTACAGTACAGTATATCAGAGCTTGTGTTGACCATTATATTTGGAAGTATCGGCAACTTGCATCACAACCATTGATGAGTACTGTGATTAAGTTTCAACATACTCCTCAAAGTGGTGGATACCATACGTGGCACTATGAAGCAATGGGTTTATCTTATGCTCATCGTGTATTGACTTGGATGATATATCTCAATGAAGATTTTGAAGGAGGAGAAACAGAGTTTCTTGATCAGACAAGAAGAATTAAACCTACTACTGGTACATTGTTAATCTGGCCAGCAGGTTTCACGCATACACATAAAGGGAACCTAGTTTTATCAGGTGATAAATACATATTGACAGGATGGTATCTATTAAATGGCTCGTAATTTTGCGGAAGCTGATTTTATCCTCTGGGTTCCCAGAAAAATTATCGGTGGTAAAAATCCAGATGGTACCCAACAGGGCTTTGAGATCTCTGATAGTGATTGGACTAATACTGTTCTACCTGCTATCAACGGGACATTCCACGTTGCTGGTGTGGATGAACTAACAACCATACACTATTGGAAAGCAGATAACCCTCTTGGTGAACCCGTTTGGTACCTTGCAGAGAATCAGGATCTACGTG